TAAAAGAAAAGGCCAGCCCATTGCTGAGCTGGCCTATCGGTTAGTTTACAACATACACAATGTTGAAAGACATTGTGCCGCCAGTACCGCCAGTTGCGTTGAAAGTCACCGCAACATAGTAGTAATCGCCGGGGTCTGTTGAATCACCAGCAAGCTCGTACACTCTTTGGCCGGCTGTGTTTAAATCAGCCACCTCAAAGCGTACATCAGCCATAGCTCCCGCGTCTGCTACAGAAGTAGCAAAACAATCTTCGTCTTTGACTGTTCCGTCTGGTAAATACAGACCTACGTTGAATGTGCATGACCCGCCGAATGTATCGGTTCCGATAAACAGTTGCGGGATTGTTGCATGGCTTGGAATTGGCGCAAGCATGACAATATCATTGTCAGTGCTGTCACCCGCCGCCAGCTCAATAGTGCCTTGTGCAACGCGCATTTCACCGCCAAGCAGTGCCGCATTGTTAAACACCTGGGGGCTAGCTTCAAAGTTAGCAACAAGATCAGAATTTTTTGTTGTCATTTTCTAGCTCCCTTATGCAGATTCATCGCAAGCGATTTCAACGACCTTTTCTTCTTCCATTCTGGTGCTACCAAACTGCGCACAGTAGTAGACCTGAGTAGAATAAGATTTATCGGCTCGTTCATCGATACGCGATTGTACGTCTTTACCTACTGCCAATTTGAGCCCATCTTGAGCCCAGGCAAAGCAGGTGCGAATGTTGCCAGATTTGGCTAGGCGAGTTGTTACATGGAACTGAAAGCCCATGAACGTATTGATCTCACCCTGTACCAGCGCTTTGACTGTGTTAAAGTCAGAGCTTGTGACTGTGGTGCTGTTCAACAGCGCCTCAATCTGGTCTGGCCCCACAGCAATATGCCGTGGAATTGATGGGTCAACAGAACCAAGGTCAAGAATTTTCTTGGCCTCAATCAGTTTCGCCAAGCTCAGGTCAGCACTACCATGTGCAATCTGATTAGCCGCAAGCATAGTTGTGCTTGTGCCACCAGCCTTGCCGGTCAGTGATGTGCCTGTTGCTGCTGCAATGATGCTGTCGTCCATTGCACGACCCATAGCAGCAGCTGCCGCACGGGCATATGTGCTTGTAGGATCGATAAGCATTTGAACTTTATCAGCGTCATCGATTAAGTCAGCCCATTCATACGCATCCATGGTCACCATCCGTCTGCTATGCGGGGTGTCAACCATGGGTGTATCCTGGTGCCTAGAGGTGCGTTTTACCGCCGCAGCCGAGCCAACCTGGTCGAAAAAAGCCTTTTCACCAGTTACTGATTCCTCTTCGACGCCGCCCCGTAGGATCGACCCCATCTGCTGAGAAAGCAGTGTTACGTTAGCGCTAAACTGCTGGGAAAACGCGGTTGTGATTTGCGTAGACATATAAATGTCTCCCTTCGTTTTGCAGTTAGTGGCTTGCTACCCGGCAGGGTGCCGGACAAAGGTTTTGTGCAATACGGTTGCGACCGACCGGGGCTATGCAGCTTGTCCGGGTTTTTGCTTCGATGCCTTAGCCAGCTGGGCGCTTGGCTTGTCAATCGGCTTTAGGCACCATTGCAAATTCTTTTCGGCGTGTTCTAGCGGGTTATTGATCATAACCGCTGAGCCTGTCTCCAACGTCAGACGCAAGACCTCAAGCTTGAAATCTCTATCAGCTTCCGACATTTGCCATTTCCTGATACTTCAGACCCTCTTGGACATAATACTGATGCTCAGGATGGCGTTGATCCCAATAGGGCGTGTTTGGCGCCCTGATTTCTGCAAGCTTTGCTTTCGCATCTTCCGGCGTCAGACCGCCAGTGGTTTTCACACCAACAAGGCTATCCTCGCCTATCTTGTCATTTATGTACTGGCCGATATTGACCATCATCCTGATCATGTCTGGATGATCGCCGACAGACCGCCCGTCCTCTAAAAACAGGTTGTTTACGAAAGATTGTGGCTCTGGCCCCTTATCTGTCTGCACCATTTCTGTTGCACCAAATTGCAATGTGACCTGTTTTGCCGCGCCCATCTTATCTTTGTACGCAGCGCCCATTTCCTTTTGTAATTCTGTTGCTGTACTTGCAACGAGCTGTTCAACTTGCGCTTCGTCAACACCGCCTTGTGTGCCAATAAAATTATTATATTTGTTCAGCAAACGCTGGGCTTGCTCAGGTCTAAGGCCAATCTCAAGCGCTGTTTCCTTGAACCAGTCAAGCATACCTTCTGATGCCTCAACGCCCTCTGGCACTTCATTTTCAAGCTCGTAACCGTCCACACTGTCTGGCCGGCCAGCCTTTTGATAAAACTCTGCCCAGTCATCGTCAGTTGCGTGTTTGCCTGGTATGACAACTTTATCTGCGCCAATCATGGACTGCGCGCTTACCAGGCTTTTTGCCATCGCACCAATATCGGTGAAATGCGCTAAAGATTTGTGATCCCGGATTTCTTCGGGGAGTTGAGAGCGCCAGTCTTCACTGGTGCCAGACTGGGCTACCGCCGCTTCATCAGCAACGACCTCAGCTACCTGTTCTTCACTCATTTGATATCATATCCTCTAATTGTTTGCGGTCACGCAGCATTGACCTGATAAAAAGCAAAACCGTGCGCTGGCCCTCACGGTAGGCTGTTTCACAAGGATCAGCCGAAAATGTTGTCGAATGTTCACAAAATCTCACACCGAGGTCATCCAGGATGCGTTTGCCGTCCTCGCTTGTGAACACAGTTTTATAGAGCTGTATTGTATCGTCCGGCGTCATTACTCAGCCGCCTGACCGGCTTCTAGTGCTCTTACCATTGGCGCTGCATTACCAGCTGCCTCAGCTTGCTGCATCAGCTCTTGCTGTTCTGCCATTGCTGCTTGCTGTTCCTGGCGCTGTGCGCGCAATATAGCAACCTCTTGCTCGCCTCTGACTGCCGTTGCCGGCACACCGAGGATTTTAATCAAATGCTTGGAGATCCCGTCGCTGTCCACATAATCCATAATGCCCGGATCAAGCTGCGATAGCGGCGTCATCAGCTCTAGCAACCTGGTCATTGACGCAATATCGCCCTGACGCTGTGCCTTTGCCAGTGGGCTTACATAGATGATTTCCAGATTCTGGTTCAGCATAAAGTCAGGCGCCGCAGCAAACGCCTGTTGGCGTGACAGAATGTTATAAACGCGGCTGATTAGTGGCTGTAGCAGCTCTTGCGATAGGCGCCCCGTCAGAGGCCCTAACAGCCTCATCTTCTCTTCGGTACGCTGAACAACCTCAGTGGCGGTCATTTGCGGCCCTTCGCCCAGTATGAGCTGGTCTACATAGAACGCAGCTCTGATAGCTTTGCGCCGCTGTTCTTCCATGTTCAGACCCAGCGGATTGTTAGCGCCGATATTGAGCGGCTCTATTCTGTCGCGTGTGCCGGATCTGTAAAAATTCAGACCGCCCGGTACTGTTCTGACCGGCAACATGAAACCATCGTCCGGGACTAGCAATGGCGGGTCAACTTGCTTTTGCGCTGCCCTGATTGTGACCTCTGACATACGGTTGAGCATTTTTATGTCTGCCAATGCCGTCATTGACGGAGATCTGCCATAACCTAGCTCAAACGAGCTCTTGGAAAATCTGGGCGCCATATAACAAAATTCATCAAAGCCTGATTCGGACAATACGGCTTTTTCTTCTGGCTCTATATAGATTGACGCGAATGGCTTGTTCTCAGCTGTTGCCTTGGTGATATCACGCTCATCACGCGGATAGACCGCATGGATTAGCGTCAGCTGTTCGTATGGGTTCTCATTCGCCTTTTGCAGTATTTTACTATTGAATTTTTCGTCACCAAATTTTTTGAGCGCCGCCCGTGCCGGCATTTTAAATTTACGAAAGACCGTATCAACCCGCCCCTTGTCATCCTCGGACAAAAAGCACTCTTTAATGTGGCGTGTACTGAATCTGATTTGTTGTTCGTCATCCTTATCGACAAACATCACAGCGGTGCCGAATGTCACCAGGTCAAGATAGAGCTCGGCAATTTGCTCTTGAAAGTTTGATCTGTTGAACGCCTGGTACATAACGTCCTCAACAGATTGCAGCCATTCCTTGGCTTCATCGTCGCCGTTCAGCTCATCATCAGAAAAGCGCAACCCAAACCAGCTGGTGCTGCCGTTGGTCAGCATACCATGCAAAGAGGCCGCTAGCAGCTCAGCTGCCAGTATGGCAGTGCCATCAAAGACAAGTTCTGATCGTTTGTCGCCCGGTGAGCGATTTTTTGTAACGTCAGCCTTGCGCGGCACAACATAGTCGGCCACTTCTTGCCAGTGGCTTTCCCATGTCTGGCGTTGCGTGACCAGGCTGTCGTACTGCTTGATCAGGATTTGCGCGAGTTGATCAGCCATTTAGCCACCCAGTAAAGATTTCTTTTCGGTAGGCGCAGCGCCCATAACGCCCTGCGAGCCGGTCAATATAGTGCCACCAGTTCTGCGGCGCTTTTTCTTTTTTGGCGCCTCGCCTTCCTGTTCGCCGGCATAGATGACATCATCTGGTGATGGCGGCTCCGGCGCATCAACCGCAGCGGCTGGCGGCGGTGCAGCAGCTGCCATGGCTTCTTGCTGTTCCCGCACTTCCTTTTTGCTCGGAATAACCCCAGCTGCCTTCAATATTTCTTTTGAAGCTCTTCTAAATACCCTTGCTATACCGCCCATCATTTGCCTCCGAGTAGTGATTTATATTCTATGGGTGCGTCCGTTGTGACGCCCATCGATCCTGTTTTCTGGCTGGTTTTCATCGTCGCCTTGTTTTTGCTCTTACGCTGCACTTTCTCGACCTCGGTGTTGCCAGCCCTTACAACTGGTGCCGGGGTGGCCGGCGGGGGTGGCGGCGCTGGCGGCGGCGGCGGGATCATGATTTTGGGACGTAGAAAACTCATGCGACCACTCCTAGCGGGTTGTACGCGCTGTCTGCGATTTTTTGGGGCGCCCTTTGGTAGCCTTGCGTTTCTTTGATGCCGACCGCGAGGTAGCGGAAAGCGTCGGCGGCGTGGCTCGACCAGTCATGTACCGGGGTGTTTCTGAAGCTCCTGAGCCTTTCGTTATACGCCCTATGATACTGTCTAAGGGCTTCCAGACCAGGTTTGCAATTTTCTTTATCAAACCAACAACGGGGGATAAGCATTTGTGCAGCATGAAGTCCGTCCTCTAATGGTAATTTTGGCACAACGCGGAAGTTTATTCCCAAGTCCCAGGCGACCTCTCGCCGGCTTTTACCGCTGCCCAGTTCTCTCACTTCGATATCGTGCGGGGCATTGTGTGTGCCATAAAGGTAATCTTTGTCTGCCAGCATCCTGGCATAGTGAGGCAAGCCCTCACCCCTGTTCTCATAAAAATCGATAACGTGAACGGCTCTCCCAACGGACTGGGTAAACCAGACCACAGTGCTATCGCCAACCCCGAGATCCCACCAGGTATCCACCTTCACGGTTGGATCATAGGGAACTGACGATATGCGCCCCTTTTCCTGAGCCTCTTGCAGCTCTTTTCCAAAAACAGCCCCCGGCACATTAGCCACCCAAGAGCACTCAAACTCTTGCTCGAACTGATCAGCCGACATCATCGACCTGGCAGCATCCAGTTCCTCTTCATCCAATATGCCAGTCTCACTAGCCTTATGGATTGCTGTGTACCAGTCGTCCTGGCTCTCAGCCGCCACAAACAATTCATAAAATGCGTTATGGCCTCTAGGCGTACCGATAAAGAGCGCCTTGCCTTTTCTGTCACTCAGTGCCGGCCTGATGATCTCAGGAAACAAACTCTCAGGCATATCTGCCATTTCATCCAGGCAAGCCATGTCCAGATAAATACCGCGTAAGCTATCCGGGTTTTCAGCCCCTAACAGCTGTATCCTCGCACCATTCGGCAAATCACAGCGCAGCTCAGTCTCATGAAACCTGACCATAGGGATCTTGCCGGCGAACTGTTTTAAGTAATCCCATGCAACCGCCTTAGCTTGCCGATAGGTGGGCGCTATGTAAGCACAGCGAGGATTGGTATTCGGATTAAGCACAGCCTCTCTCAGCAAGTGATTTATCGCCATGACAGTCTTGCCAGCACGTCGATGCAGTACGACAACGCCCCAGCGGCGCTTGCTTAGCTCGGCGTGGAGCTCGGCTTGCAACGGTCTAGGTGTATAGGGGATCTCAATGTTCATGTGAGAGACAGGCTCATGATAGGTTATTATATGCTATAGATTCGGCGGGCGTCTCTGGGGGTGGTAGGGGGTCTCGTTTACAAAATCCCACACACACAACAGGTACATATCCCGTCACTCTCGTAAGCATATCAATGGTTACAGCCTGGTCAGTGCCAAGCCAGTGCCAAGACCGTCACAGTCTGGCATCAATCACAGAAAAACAAAAAGCTTTGGGTGCCTTGTGCGCGCGAGCACTGACACACACAGCCTTTTATATATATATCAATTCACCACGACAGGTTCAGCATTTCCCCAGGTCAAAGTCACAGTCCCGCTATTGCTTTGCTTGTCATCTACCTTGTCCCTAATGCCAAGAGGTTGCATCTGCCTGATGTGCTTATCCTTGTGATCTGCCTCTAACCGTCTACGCTGTACCTCAGCCATAGCTAGCTTGGGATCACTGGGCAATGGCGCTTCAACAAGATCAATAATTTGATCACGCATAACCTCGCATTGCAGGGCTCTGGCTGTCCTATAGCTTGTGTAAGCTTCCTCATCCTCTTGAACATGGCGCAGTACTGTACGCCAGCTAGGCAAGCTTGCATCGTCGTTACAGATCCTAGTCAGACTAATTCCGTCTGCAATCCTTTCGCAGATCGTTGTCATCTGTGCTTTTGTGATACGTCGTTTAGCCATAGCCATCCAAAAGAACTGACCCAGCCATAGCAGCTGCAAGGCTGAGCCAGCTTGTAAGGTCCAAGTTAAGGGAGGAAATACGCAACATATTGTGCAGCGTATAAGAATCTGTACTACTTTTAGAACATTCGCGTCAAGTGCTTTGACGAATAATGTCACAACACATAATACAATCTAATCAACACATCTCTGTAACGCCGCTTTACAATCCTTGGATCGTTGAGCTGCAATATCCTTGCAAGCTTTGTCCAGGTCGGTCCACGCTCTCTGAACGCAGCGCTATGGCATACAGCCCAGACAAGGCGCCGATCCTCATCGTCAAGCTTTGTAACAGCCAGGCCAACAGCCTTGTCATATCTTGATATCTGATCTGGCGTAGCTTTGAGCCTGGGCGCTTCGAAAGCACTGTAGCCATAGGCTGACCATTCAGTGACATAGTCAGGCCATGCGCTCATCTTTTGTCTGCGAATAGCAGCTGGTAGCTTGCGTTCTGTCTCAGCTGCTTCTTTAAACAAAGTATCGAGCTCAGCGACGTCCATTCAGATCATCCTGCAACTTGTGCAAATAATCAGCACGATCAAGTGCTGACAGATTGGACAGAAATTTCTGGATTTGCTTCAGCCTATCTAAGCTTAGCTTAGGGCTTAGCCTCTTCATGACTCTACGTTCAAGCTCAGCAAGAGGCTCTTGCTCTGATCTTGCTATAGCTTGGACATACGGAGCTTTGCTATGCTTAACAGCTTTGTTAATTAAAAAATTTATGTGTGGGTTATCTGAGACTTTCTGAGACATCCAAGCTGTCTTAGACTTAGAGCTACCTGATATGCGTTTCATCTGTCAATCCCCTTTCTATCTCTACCTGTTTGCGCCAGCACTTATCGTTAGCGCACAGCAACTTTCCGGCTCCGTTGATTATCCAGGTTCCCCATAGTCTCTCGTGCTTTGCCCCGCAGCTTACGCACGTTTGAGGCCACTCTGTCTGGTCCAAGATCCATCTCCATTATCTGCTTAGCCATCTCGGCCAGTAAGTAGCCCTCAGTCATTAGACCGTATCCGTCACCGTGCCGCACAACCTGGTAACGCGGTATGTCCCAGGCTTCAGCAATCAGGTTTATGCCCATGCCATCCATGATGCCGCGTTTGTACTCAGCCCGTGCCAGCTGCATTGCTTTACTTAGTTTCATGCTATCCACCTAACTGCCGGGTCATCGTGATGATCTGCTTCAAATACAAACCAGGCATAGGCAGTCGTGCCGGAGCCGCTTACCTCTTGATCACCGCGCCAAATCGTTAATCTGCGGCTAAACACATAGATCTTTGCTGGTGGATTCATGGCAAACAAACGCCAATATCGCTGTATTCCCTCTAGGAAGCTCAGACGCAGCAACCAGGCGTGTTTGGTGCATCCTAGTGCTATGGCATGGCTTATGAACGCCTCAGCGAGCTTGTAGGGCGGGTTTGTAATCAAATGATCAGCTGCGCGCTTCTGTTCCATCAAAAAATCAATGCCAGCTGGGCAATACCCATAATCATTTAGATCTGTAGCTATGACCTGGTAACCAGCTAGATCACAGCACTCAGCCAAGGCGCCGTCACCAGCTGCCGGCTCCCAGATAGTCTTATCAAACCGCTCATTACTAAGTAGCGCATGAACAGCTTCTGGCGGTGTCGGATACCAATCGTCCTTTTGTCTGTTCATAGGTAGCCCCGTCCATCGCATTTCGGACAATGCTCAGACTGCACACAACCCTCACCGTCTGGTGCATACACCCAGCCATTTTTACAGCCCCGGTGATGGCACTGATTGACGCGCAGCTTTATGATTGGTTGCAGTATCTCTTCGACCTGGTCGAGTGACCGAGCTAAGCCCCAGTGGCATCCAGCCAACAATAGCCGGTTCCGCATCTCTTCTTGGTTTGGTGTGAGCTTGCCGCCCTTCAAACGCTTGAGCTCAATAAAGACTGACGTGCTGATGCCAACCCTGCTTTCATCACCGGGCACAAATATCTCTAGGTCCGGCCAACCAAACTTGGTCCCCATCAGCTTGAGCTTGCGTTTAAAGGCCACATGGCGTGTACCTTCATTCGGGCTATGATGATAAACGCAGCCCTTTGGCAGTGCTACGTCCAGCCAGTTGACCACCTGTTTTTGCAGCTCATCCTCAGTCACGGCGTAGGTAGAAATCATTCGGCATGACCTCTCCGTTGCTAAGTATAATGATGCGATCCATAAATAGCGGGTTGGGTATCAGCCTGTCTTTATGATCCATTGGCAAGCACCAGCGCCGTGCTACAGTGGCATGGCTGGCATCAACTTGACGGGCTAGCTCACTGTATGACCAGCCCCTTTGTCTGCGAAATGTGTCTAATATCATGCATTATCGTCTACATCACTTGACGCGATCCGTAAAGTACCTTATCTAGATATTCTGTCTTTAACGGGAACGGTCAAGGTGATACATTATGAGTATGGGAAATAACTTAGCAAAACAGATCGCGCGTAGTGGGCTCACAAAGAAAGAGGTTGGCAGACTTGCTGGCGGCTACACCCCAGAAACTGTGTCAAGGCATCAATCGGGAAATATCAAGATGACCCTCGACCACGCTGAGGCTTATTCGCGTGTGCTTAATTGCTCTCCTTACGATATAATGTTTGAAGCCGCACCGATGCCAATCATAGGCAAATGTCACCTTGATAAAGATGGGCAAGTTCAGA